TGATAGAGGATCAAAACCAAAACCATTTGCTAATTTTGCGTCGATAGACAACTTCAGTAAACTTATGTTAGCTAGATTAGATGGAAACTTTGATCAGATTAAAGAATTTTATCCTGGTACAATACTACCAACAGCGGATGCGTTGTATAATTATTTCAAAGCTGCTTGGCCAAAAAATAAGAATGCAAAAGAACAGGCTGATTTTGAAAAGAATCAAGGTAAAGAAGTTAGGGCAAAATTCGATAAGGCTGTTTTAGAAATTAGAGTATTAGCTCCTCAGTTGAACATTGATTTAGCGGTTAGTACACCATCACCTTCATCATCTCAAAATGTGCCTAATGTTACACCATCACCTGCAGCAGTAAACCAAGTTCAAACACCTAATGCTGATGATAGAACAATATTAAGTAATGCTGGAAAAGCAACAGGATCGCTAACATCAGTAGAATATTCATTAACTGCATCTATGTCGTCGAATGGGTTGTTAACGATTACAGGAAATATCGGTTCATCACCATTATCAAAATCTTACAAACTGAAAGTATATTTGATTTCTTTCGAAGGATCAGGGTCCGAAACTGTTATAGGAGAAACACAATTAATACCAAAGTCTCTTGGACAAAACAACGGATATACATTTACAACAACCAAGTCATTTAGACAAGAATGTGATATAGCTGCCGATCAAACAAATAGCTCAATAGGATTTAAAGTTCAAGTAATTGAATATCCTGAATACCAATATGCAAATACATTCAGAGTTATGAAATATGATTGTCCAACAAGAAATCTATTACCTGGAGATGTCGTGAATAGGGCGGTTTATGAACAGATAAATGCTAATCCATGTGCGATTTGTTACCCTAATGGAGGTCCTAACATTAGAATTAATGGAAAGGATTGTCTACCAAATACAAGACCACCAAGAGAAAACATATACAATATTACAACCGATAAAGATGCGAATGGTAAAATAACAAAAGTAACGTTTACAATAAAACCTGATTCTGGTATTTGGAAAATATTCACAGGTAAATACAATTTACGATGTATGGGAACAAGTGCATCAAGTCAAACATCAGGTGATATATCACAATCACAACAGAGTATTTCATTTGATATTGTGGATATTGTTGACGGATGTGATGCTGGCGCTTATACAGTCAATTTAGAAGCGACAGCACAAGCGTATCTTCAGAACGGTCAACCAGATAGTACTAAACAACAACAATATACTACATATGTTGTTCAAGGGACAATTTAGCAATAGCAATATATTTATAAATAAAAATAACATGGATATTAAAACAGCCTTAAACAATTATCTTGGTAAATCAACTAGGTATTCTGAAATGGATAATGGTGACGGATCAAAACAGGTTTGTGACTTAGATACAGGTGATTGTTACACAGTACGTATGAAAGATGGTCTTATTGAAAGAGTAGAAAATACTATGACAATAAATAAAAAAGTTAAAGTTGAGACTCGTCAAGGGTTCAAACAATTATTAAATGGGTAACAAAATGAATTTAGATAAAAAAATTATTGCAGAGATTGCGAAGTTCAATAAAGTGAACAAATACATTATGGAACAAGACGCTGCGGCAGTGCCAGCAGTACCTGAAGATCCTGCAGCTTTACCTGATGTACCAGCACCACCTGAAGACCCTGCGGCTACACCACCAGTGGATGCACCTGCAGAGAAAATAGATGTTGCAACGGATCCTGATGTTGAGAAAATCGACGATAAAGGAGATAGTGAAGAAGGTGACGGAACTGAAGAACTTGATATTACAGACTTAGTTAAGTCACAAAGTAATATTGAAACTAAACAAGACGATTACTTTGAAAACCTTTTCGGACAACTTTCAAATTTAGAATCTAAATTATCTGAAATGGATAGTATTATGTCTAGATTGAATTCTATTGAATCTAAGATAGAGAAATATAGAACTAAAACTCCTGAAGAAAGATTAGAATTAAGAAGCTATGATTCTTACCCATTCAATCAAAAACTTTCAGACTTCTTTGAAGATAAAGAAAAAGAAATGGAATTAACAGGTAAAAAAGAATATATTTTAACACCCGACGAAGTAACTGATGTTAATGCTAGTGAAATTAAAGGAACATTCCAACCTACAAAAACAGACGATAATCGAAACTACGGTAGTAGATAATTAAGAAAAAAATAATTTAATTAAAGGAATTACAATAGTAGTTCCTTTTTTTATTTGACAGATGACCAATGTTTGATTATATTTATTGTATAATAATTTATAAAACTTAAATCAAAAAACATGAGTTCATTAGACGCCGTATTGGCACAGTATGAAAAATCGAAGCAAGCTTCAGGGGGTTCCCAATCTAAAATGTCTCAAGATGAAAGAATGAAGAAATACTTCGCTCTTATCTTAGAGGATAAAGAAAAAACAGGATCAAGAAAGATCAGAATTTTACCAACACCAGATGGTTCATCACCATTCAAAGAGGCGTGGTATCACGAAATTCAAGTTGGTGGAAAATGGCAGAAATTCTACGATCCAGGAAAAAATGACAACGAACGTTCACCTTTAAATGAGGTTTATGAAGAGTTGATTTCTACAGGAAAAGATTCAGACAAAGAATTAGCAAAACAATACAGATCACGTAAATTCTATATTGTTAAATTAATCGATAGAGACCGTGAAGAAGATGGTCCAAAGTTTTGGAGATTCAAACACAATTATAAGAACGAAGGTATTTTAGATAAAATCATTCCTATTTGGAGAAACAAGGGTGATATCACTGATCCTGAAAAAGGTCGTGATTTGATTATTGAGTTATCAAAATCTAAAACAGGTAATGGTAAAGATTATACAACTGTACAAACAATTATGTATGATGATCCAACACCTGTTCATGATGAGGCAGATCAAGCTAAGGCTTGGGTTAGCGATGAGTTAACTTGGTTAGATGTTTATTCTAAGAAACCTGTTGAGTATCTTGAGGCAATTGCAAGAGGTGAAGTTCCACGTTGGGATAGTGATAAAGGTGGTTACGTTTATGGTAACGACGAAGATGCTACTACATCGATCGGAGGAGCAAAAGCACCTTTTGTTGACACACAGGCTGATCAAGAACCAGATGGTGATTTACCATTTTAATTTATAACGGGTGGGAATAAACTCCCACCCTTAATTTTTTATATGACATTTAAAGAAGAAATTGAATTACAACTTAAAGACAATAGAATATTGTCTTATGAGTTATTGACTGAATTAGGAAACAAGAATTACTTTTCAGGTAGAGGTAAACAAATTGGTGATACAATCTTATTCGGTATGTTGAAAGGTGAAACTGAGGAAGGAGAAACATATTTTACTATAGTAACATTCCACAAAGAAGAGATTGGTGTACTATATGAAGAAGATGATTCATTCTATATTACACTAAAAGAAAGTAGATTACCAAACATTAAAAGAATAGAAAATGGCGGGAATTAAGAAAAAAGAGAGCGGAGGATTTAAAGATAAGTTCTCAACAAAAACAAAATATAAAGATACCAACTACTACTTTTGTGGTGAGGCTTTCTTAAGTGCTAGTGGATTACCGGGTCCTGTTATGGGAGGTATCAATATGTTCTTGGGACATAGTAATAGTTCTAAGACAACCGCTATGATATTGGCAGCAGCTGATGCTCAGAAGAAGGGACACTTACCTGTCTTTATCATTACTGAAAAGAAATGGAGTTGGGAACATGCTGTTGAATTAGGTTTGGATGCCAAGAAGAACTCTGACGGAGAGTGGGATGGTGACTTCATCTTTAACGATAGTTTTGATTATATTGAACAAGTAACTGAGTTTATTAATGAAGTATTAAACGCTCAAGAAAAAGGTGAAATACAACAATCTATTTTATTCCTTTGGGATTCAGTAGGTTCAATTCCCTGTAAGATGACCTTCGATGGTAAGGGTGGTAAACAACATAACGCGGCAACACTTGCTGACAAGATTGGTATGGGAGTTCACTCAAGAATTTCTAAATCAAAGAAAGAAGATTATGCTTACTATAACACTTTGGTTGTTGTAAATCAGCCATGGGTGGCTCTTCCTGACAATCCATTTGGACAACCGACAATTAAAGCAAAAGGTGGTGAAGCTTTATGGTTAGCGTCTTCATTAGTGTTCTTGTTTGGTAACCAAGCAAGTGCTGGTATTAACCACATCACAGCAACTAAGAATAGTAGAACTGTAAGATATGCAATCAGAACTAAGATTTCAATCTTGAAGAACCACGTAAATGGTTTAGGATACAATGACGGTAAGTTAATTGCTGTACCTCAAGGATATATCGAAGATACTAAAGAAGCATTAGAATCTTATAAGAAAGAGTATTCTCAATATTGGAATGGTATCTTATCAGGAACTGGTGAGATTACTTTGGAAGAAACCACTGATGACATTAGTGAGTAATATATTTGTTAACGTTTAAATAAGACATGTGTCTAAAACTTTATTAGTAGATGGTGATAACCTTTTCAAAATCGGTTTTCACGGGGCTAAGGATCTCTTTAACGACGGTTCTCATGTTGGTGGAGTATATCACTTCATAAACACATTACGTCGATTTTTGGAGGAATATAACTTAGACAAGGTGGTTGTCTTTTGGGATGGAGAATCTAACTCATCTGCCCGAAAATTAATTTATCCTCAGTATAAAGCAAATCGTAGATTCAGTATGGATGAATCCAAGTACGAATCTTATTTAAAACAAAAGAATAGAGTTAAACAATATCTTGAAGAGGTATTTGTTAGACAGGTTGAAATAGACAATAATGAGGCGGATGATTTAATTGCCTATTATTGTGGAATGGTGAACGATGAAACAATAATCATATTTTCATCGGATAAAGATTTAACACAACTGATATCCCCTAATGTATCGATATACTCACCGATACATAAATCAATCTACAAGTTTGGGGATAAGATCAAGTTTAAAGATATTGAAGTCCCGCACCAAAATGTACTTGTCTGTAAAGTATTCATGGGTGATAAGTCAGATAATATTGATGGAATACAATCACTTGGTGAAAAAACATTTGTAAAATTCTTTCCTTTGGTGCAGGAAAAATCCTGCACTATCGAGGAAATAATGGATATTGCTCGAAATATCCCGCAGGAAAAACCTATAAAAGTATTATCAAATATTTTGACTGGTAAAACAAAAAGCGGTATACTTGGAGAACAATACTACCAAATAAACCAAACGATAGTAGACCTTAGTAAACCACTCATAACTGATGAAGGAAAAGAGTTGGTTGAAACTATCTACCGTGAAACTTTGGATCCCACAGACCGAGGTTATAAGAACTTAATGAAGTACATGATGGAGGATGGGTTATTCAAGTACTTACCTAAGAATGATGAAGCTTGGGTAAATTTTTTGAAACCGTTTATGAAACTTACAAGAAAAGAAAAAAGAAAAATTAAAAACTAAATCAAATGAGAGATCAAGATCAAGTAAAGATGGAATTTTTGTTAACACTCAATGAAAACATTGTTGTTCAAAGATTCTTCAACGTCAGAGGATATAATCCTAAGGCGAGAGTATCTACGGATTTGTATGAGTACATGTATACTGTAAAAGAGGTACTCCACAATTATCTAAGGATGAAAACTGTTGTTTACATGTTGGACAACAAAGATGCAATTGCGTATGATGCAAATGTTATGAACACGTCATTTACTGACGGACCTGAGAATTTTCACCTTTATGTGAAGATTGGTGATGAGACAATTTGTCATAGAATTTTTGACGGAAAATTATATCCACCAAAAGTTCGTTATACAGTGGACGTAAGACCATATTTGAAAGATATCCTTTCAAATCTAACTGACATTTTTTCAAAATATGATTTAAATCACGAATATTGTGGAATCGAGTTGGTGTAACAACTATTTATAAATTCAAGGGGGGACAGAGATATTATGCAGAAAAATTTTGACTATTTAGGAAATACATTCCAGGTTCAATTGTTAAACCAAATTATTGTAGATAAAGAGTTTTCAAACACTATCATGGATGTTTTGGAAACTTCATATTTTGATAACAAGTATTTTAAGATCATCGCTCAGATGACTAAAGAATACTATCAAAAATACCAAGCTACACCAACGTTTGATACACTTGAGCAAATAGCAAAGTCTGAAATATCACAGGAGTTGGTAGTTAAGATTGTGTTAGATACTCTTAAACAAATTAAAGATGCTCCGTTCGACGGAAGTGTCTTTGTTCAAGAGAAGGCCTTAAAGTTTTGTAAACAACAAGAACTTCAAAAGGCTATGAAAAAAGCCCAAAAGATTATTGATGAAGGTGACTTTGAATCTTATGACAAAGTTGAAGAACTTGTTAGAGAAGCAATTCAAGTTGGGGAAAGAGACCTTGGGACGGGTGATGTATTTGCCAACTTGGAAGTTGTATTAGATGATGACTTTAGATCCCCAATACCTATTGGTATTAAGGGAATTGATAATCTACTTAAGGGTGGGTTAGCTAAAGGTGAGATTGGGGTAATATTGGCACCAACAGGTGTTGGTAAAACTACTATCTTAAGTAAGATTGCTAATACTGCATTTAATTTGGGATTCAATGTGATTCAAATATTTTTTGAAGACAACCCAAAGATTATTCAAAGAAAACACTTCACAATGTGGACGGGAATTGAACCAGATAATTTGGTTCTACACAAAGAAAAAGTCTTTGAAAAAATTCACGAAATTCAAAACTCAATGAAGAATAAGTTAGTTCTAAAAAAATTACCTTCTGACTCATTAACGATGTTACAAATCAAAAATCAATTAAGAAAAATGATTGCTGATGGTAATAAGTTAGACTTAGTTGTTTTGGATTACATTGATTGCGTAATGCCAGAAAAGGCATACGGTGATGAATGGAAAAGTGAAGGATCGGTTATGAGACATTTTGAAGCCATGTGTCATGAACTTGGACTTGTTGGATGGACTGCCACACAAGGTAATAGATCTTCAATCTCATCTGAGGTTGTGACTACAGACCAAATGGGTGGATCAATCAAGAAAGCACAAGTTGGACACGTAATCATCTCCGTGGCAAAAACACTACAACAAAAGGAATTAAATTTAGCAACCATTGCAATTACTAAATCAAGAATTGGTAAAGATGGTGTTGTATTTGAGAACTGTAAGTTCAATAACGAACTATTGGAAATTGATACTGAGTCTTCTGTAACCTTCTTAGGGTTCGAAGGACAACAGGAACAAAAGAAGAGTGATAGAGTTAAAGA